AGAATATGACTTGCCGGGGCAAAAGTCAACAACAAAAAGAAATTAAAAAATAAATCAAAAACAACTTGACTTTGTGCTTGCGCAGAGGTAACATACAGCCACCGGAAGGGTTCTGGAGTAAAAAATAACGGAGGAAAACGAAAAAATGAGACGTGATGATTGGACATCCGCAGCGGCGCTGTATGACGGCGGCTGGCGGGCAGAAGACCGGGACGAGCTTGTAGCGGAGTACGACCTCTCCGAAGAAGAGGCAGACGCAATCTGCGAGGATCTCCGCAGGATGGACGAGAAGGAGGTATAAGTCATGGCGAAGTATATTGATTGGCAAACCTGCGAAGCGGCTCTCGATGAGCTTCAAACCGATCTCTGGGAGAAGGCTCCAGTGTGTTTCCGCGGCGTTCTCCAGCTGTCTTTGAACAAGGAGGGAGAAGATCCGCCGGTAGAGGCTGTCCTCAGCCTGAGGAAACGCTCTCTGGATCGCGTATTCACCGCCGAGGAAGCTGCGGAGCTGGCAGACTATATCAAGCTCGGTGCTGAAATGGCAAAGAGTTTCAAGTATAACGGCTATCTGTATAGCTGGTCTGTACGAAATATCGAGGAGGATTGAACCATGAAGAAAGATGAACTGCGCCGCCACCTGGGCACCGTAACCCTCGGGCTGGATACTCAGTGGGGCCTCATGCACCGGCAGGACTTGGACGACAGCACTCGGGTGGCTGCCGCTGGGCAGTATCAGGGGATGCTCTTCACCATCACTGCTCTGGGCGGTGATTGGCTGCGGGATGACAACAACAAGCATCGGGTGTTCCTGATGGGCGAATCTAGCCGGGACACCGACGAGTACAACAGCAAGGAGGACTGAACTATGAAGTTTTATTACAAGGGGCAGCTGGTGCGTACCAGCAAGACGCACACCTACAACTGGGCGATCCTCGAAGAGAAGGGCGACGGCACCTTGAAGGTCTACGGCTGCCGGGCTGAACGGGCAGCGGCTGACACCGAGCTGACGCAGGTCATTCGCCGGGGGCATCCCTATGCGCGGGTCGTCCCCCTGGATACCGAGCCGAACCCTCCGGTGCTGACCTTCGACCAGTTCATGGCACTGGCCCGCGAGAATTACGGTAAGGGCGGCGACGGCTACGTCGAGTGCTGGGACGACCGCACCTTCGCATATTTCGTGAAGGAGTTCGGGCCGATCACGAGGGCCAGCGCGCTGGATGCTTTTGCACAGGCGCTGGATCAGGAGAACGAAGAGCGGGCAATCCGCAATGCTGCTGCGAAGGGAGAATGGTAACCATGAAGAAGCTGAACATCAGTTACGATACGTCGAAAATGGAAAACGACGAGTGGATCACTGGGGAGACCTGCTACACGGTCGAACTCGAGGACGAGGTGGCCGATCGGGTGTTGAATCGCAGCAAACCGTCCAAAGTGACGGTGACTCTGATCGAGAAACTGCTGACCCTGCGGGAGCGCCTGCTGTGCCGTGCCTACATTCAGGGCAGCATCAAACACTATGAACTGGTAAAGGAGGGCTGATCTATGAAGAAGGTCAACTGGAAGGAGTACGGCGAAGCGCTGGATGCACTTCAGGCGCAGTTCTCTGCGGAGGACGGCATCCAGATCCACAACTGCAACTTTGCTCGGCAGGGTACCCCGGTGAAGATGGGTGTCCAGTGGGCCTCCCTCGGAACCAAGAGCCCGGAGGAGGCTGCCGAGTATGCAGATCGGATTCTGGACGCTGCCATGGCGGCAGAGCACTTCGTGTATAACGGCTACGTGGTGGACTATGAGGGAGGTGATCAGTGATGCGTGGATTCCGTACGGAGATGTGCGTGGACAGCCAGCTTTGGCACGAGGACAGCTTCGAGCTGAACGGCTCTGAGATTCGGTGGCAGGCCAAGGTCTGCGAGAAGCACAGCGAGTTTGGTATCGACGGCGGCAGGATTCTGAAGCTCTGGGTCAGTCAACTGCCGCCGGGTGATGCGCGTTACTGGCAGGAGGTTGCTTCTTATGACCGTGGGTGGTGTACCCGACCGCTCACCCCGGAAGCGAAAACCGCAGTTGAATATGTTGTTGATATGTTCCGGTGAATTACCCCAAAGAGAAACGCCCTGAAGGTGCATTCCTTCAGGGCGTTTTCGCTGTTTATTTATCGGACTTTCTCGATCTCGCCGGTCTCGATGTTCACAAAATATTCGGCCAGCACGGTTCCGCTGCCCAGCATCTTTGCGTCGTGCTCTTCCTTGGCAACGTACTCCTGCACGGTTACGTCCAGGTCGCCGCCCATCACCATGATCCTGGTGGTCGTGTTGTAGTTGAAGTTGACGATGAAGTGAATCTCGCTGTCGTCCGTGAAATATTGCTTGTAGTAGTCCAGGGCATACTCGCTCATGTCGATGTTCTCTGCGATCAGCGAAATGCGCCAGTTCCCGGTGGTATCATTCCGGACTTTATCCGATCTAAAGCTGATACCATCCAGCGGCGAGGATTCTGCGCTGGCGGGTTCTGCCTCTGGTGCGGTGCTCTCGGCCACGGAGCTGGCCGGGGCGCTGGATGCCACGCTGCTTGCAGTGCTGGAAGCGCTGCTGCCACAGGCGGTCAAGCTGACGGCCAGCGCGAGCAGGACGATGCCTGCCCGGATACGGTTCTTGGTTTTCATAGGGTGAGACCTCCTTTATTCTGGCCTGAAGTATAACACGGCCTTTTCAGAAAGTCCAGCACGGCTCATTTTCGCGCCTGGGCTGCTGCGCTGGAGGCCTCGCTGCGGCCAAAACCGGGCACGCTCTCTCGCAGCTGGTACTGGCGCAGCCCCGTCTGGCCGAGGAAATCGTTTAGCTTTGCACGAGAGGCCGCCAGCTTTGCCGCTGCGGCCTTTTCTGCGTCCTTCTGGCCGCTTTCCTTGGCTACGAGAAAGGCCCGCTTGTCGGCCCTGATCTGGCGTTCCTGGGCACGCTGCATCTGGGTTGCTTTGTACCGTCCGATCTCCTTGCCGTTGTAGGTTACAGTAGCTGCATTGATCGCGGCCAGCCTCTCGGGTGTGTAGCTTCGCACACTTGCGCCCTCCCAGTACATGCTCCAGTTGTGAGAGCAGTTGGCCCCCATAAAGCCGCGCACGTCTCCGTAGCCGATGTCGTCCAGTGAGAGGTAGCCGTGCTTGCCGCTCCGGCTGACAATCTGGCCCTGCCACCAGCTGTGGTTTGTCAGGTTCTGTCCGCCGTCACCGGTGCGCGCACCGACGTGGGCATCCAGTTCCATCAGGTCGCACTCCAACTGATCCGCGTTAAAGCGCGTGATCTCACCGGCGGTCTGGTTGATGCCGGTGCGGGTGGCCCGAAGAACCACCACGTCCAGACTGTCCACGTGGCCGCTGGGATAGGTGATGGCCCCCACGCCCTTGGCCGCCAGCTCGTTGAGCGCCCGCCTGGCAGAATCGTCCGAGCTGAACGCTCCGCTGACGGCATCGGCGTGGGCCATGTCGAGGTAATACGCCAGCTGCCGCTGGGTGGTCTCCACCATGTTCTGGTTGCCCATCACGGCCCGGGTCTGGGTCAGATTGTACAGGGTGTTCATGGTGCGCCGGTAGCCACTCTGGACGATCTGCTGGGCCTCTTCGCTCTCGCCAAGAGGGGCCAGAGAGCGGCCCGCTGCGGCTGCATCCTGCACGTCGATGCCGTAGGCTTGTTTCATTGCCTGGGCAAACACAGCGGCCTCCTGGGGCCCCAGCTGCCGTACGATGGCCTGCATCTGTTGGAGGAGGTACGCACGGCTGGCCCCCAGCGCCTGGGCGCGGTAGCTTTGCCACTGTGCGGTGGCCGTAACGCTGCCGGTCTTGACGATCCGGCGCACCATGTCACGCAGGATGCGCTCGCTCAGCTCGTTCCACGGTGCTGCCATGAGCCCGGCATAGCCGTTGACCTCGTCCGGTGTCAGCATGGGCGCACCTCATGCCTGCCGCCTGTCTGGGTCACCGTGAAGCCCAGAAGCTCTGCGGTGTACACCGCGGGGTCTCGCAAAATGCGGGCGTTGGCTGCCAGAAAATCCAGCCGGTCAGCAGCCTGCGCCATCCGCTCGGCCTGCAGAGCCTTATTGGTTTTAGCCGTCGCCATTGTCCAGCACTCCCTTCAAGATATCCGCAGCCCCGGCCTCCTGCTGAATGGCCTGCACTGCCTGTGTAGCGGTCTCCTCGTCTTCACCAAAGAAGTGCATCCGGTACTCTGCCTTGCTGCGGAGACCCATGCTGACCTCCTGCTGCCACTGGGCCATCTCGGTGAGCCGGTCGAGGATGATGCTGTCATCCCACTTGAAAGCGATGTTCAGCTTGCCCTTGCCCGGCGCTCCGGGGATGTGGTCGGCCCAATAGTCCAGGGCATTGATCAGCCCTCGCAGCGCGTCCTCCAGTGCTGCCTGAAGGTCGGACACCGTGGCGTACAGTTTCTGCTTGCTGTTGACGATCTCGGTGGCGGTCTTTTCTACGTCCGCTACCTGCGAGATCACACCAAAGCTCAGGCCTGCATGGCTTTCCACGTTGCGCAGATACTGGTTCAGACCGGTCAGGTAGCTGCCGTCCCGCAGGGCGGGGGAGAATACCTGGTAGAACGGGGCGTTGTCGGTGATACCGGTGTTGACGTTAATGCCATGGAACAGCCGCTCTCTGTGGTGGGGCGCGGTGCGGTCGATGGCTTCCGGCGGCACGCCGTACTCCCTGAGCGCCTGTGCTTTTGAGAGCTGCTGCCCGGCGGCGCTGGGCTTGAGGAACTTCTCGTCGGTGTCCACGGCCAGTTCGCCGCCCTCGTACTCCCAGTCCAGCCGGGTGTACTGCTCGTCGGCATCAATGATCTGCCTGCGGGCGGGCTCGAACATAGCAGCCCCCAGCTCACTGTCGGGGTCAACGCTGTTGACGATAGGGGTCACGAAATAGCCCACGGGCAGCGTCTCCTGCCCGGTCAGATAGGCTACGGGCTCGATCTCGTCCCACTCCGGGCGGATGCTCAGATCCTCCGGGCTGCCGAGGCTGTCCTGAGTCGCGCTGCGGAAGGCGAGGTTTACCACCTTGATGCAGGGAAACTGTGTAGGTGCTGCGAGGTCATAGTCCTCCAGCTGCGCCAGCTCGGCATCTCGCAGATCCTGTCGGCGCTCCAGAACGTGCATCCACTCCAAACGGTGGTAGTAGCTGTCGTCCTCCTGGATGGTGTCGATGAACACGCCCTCGGTCAAACTGCCCTCGACATCGTGGGCGACCGGGAAGTACTGGGTTGCATTTGCAAAAGAGATGCCCAGCTTGCTGCCGCTCTGGTAGGGTTTCCAGATGCCGCTGCCCAGGGCCAGCGCCACCGTAAAAATGCGCCGTTTGCGGGGCGTGAGCACCCGCTGCAGCTGGGTGTTGATCCAATCCGCGCGGTCGCTGCCCTCCACTGTGGCCTCCAGCTCGAGAGTCGTCAGCCGTGCCAGCTCGGAGCAAATCAGCGCGGGCAGGTCGAGGGTCAGGGTCTCCGGGTTCTTGTCCAGCGGCAGGCCGTTGATGGCTGCGTCGTACCAATCCTCGATAGCACGCTGCATCCGGTCAGTGACAAGGGTCTTGCAGCCGATGATATTCTCAATATCTGCGTGGTTTATCATGCGTTTTGAACACCTCTCTTTTGCCAGACGGGCTCCATGGCGTAGCGTGTCATATCGATGCTGTGGTTCGCTGCATCAACATACCCCGGCATCACGTCACCGGTCTTTTTGTCGATGGCATACTCATACTCGGAAAACTCCCGGGCCGTCCACGGACAGCGCTGGGGGTCAATGACGATCTTTGCGCGGCTTTGCAGCCACTTCATGCCGTCGGTGACGGACGTGCCGCCGTGTGCTGCGTACTTCCGGCAGCCCCGCAACCGGTCAAAGCCCAGATCGCGCAGTGTAGCGATTGAGCGATTGGCTGCACTGTCGCCGATGATCTCGTCGTGCAGGTGTCGGCGCAGGGCCTCGGCCAGTTGGGCATCG